GGAAGCGCTCCCCGCCCTCCTCGCCGAACGGGGGGAGCGCGAGCTGCTGCTGCGCGCCGCCGACAGGGTGCTCGCGTGGTGCCTGCGGCGCGATCCGCTGGCCTCCCCGGCGGCGAGCTGGCGGCTGCGCTACGCGGCGCTATCCGGTCGGACCGCGCCCGAGCGGCACTACGAACCCTGCGCGCGCGAGGAGTGGCCGACGAAGGTCGATGCGCTGCTCTCGCTGCTGCGGGAGATCGAATCACATGGTCCGATCGGGGGCGAATTCAAGCATCCAAGTGTTCACTCGTGCCCATGCTGCGGCAAACCGCGAGGCATCGGTACACAGGAGCACGTCCAGGGCTGTCGGCTCGCCTCGTTCGTGAAGCGGTGAGCGGCGGCGTGCGCACTCTTGACCGCGCACCACGGACACGTGATGCGGGGGTATGCCCTCCCGCCCCCTGCGGCCGTGTGCGTCACCCGGATGCCGGGCGCTGGTACGAAAGGGCCGATGCCCTAAGCACGAGGCACAGGCGCAGCGTGACGACGTAGCCTACCGAGGGACGGCCAGCGCTCGGGGCTACGACTCGACATGGAAGCGGCTGCGGGACGCTCACCTGGCCGCGCACCCGTGGTGCGCAGGCCGGCACCCGAGGCCCGTGCGCGCGTCCATGGTGGACCACGTGCGCCCACACCGCGGCGATGACGGGCTACGGCTCGACCCGAGCAACTTGAAGAGCCTCTGCTATTCGTGTCACGCACGCAAGACGGCGCACGAGGGGGCAGGGCATCGGGCGCGGCAATGAGTATGCCAATGGCAAGCGCAAACGATCCGAAATTACTGCTACAGACCCCCCCGCAAACCGGGTGGAAGTCAGGAAGCACCAAACGCACACTGTAAAAATTGGATAATCCATGGCGCGACCCCCCTCCAATGCCTCTCGACCCGGCCGCAGGGCCCTGGCAAAGCTACCAAAACCGCCAAAGGGCATGACCCGAGAACAGGTCGACGTCTATGAGCGGTACGGGTCCCTTCTTGTCGAGGCCGGAGTCCTGGCCGCTACCGACGTACCTGCCCTCGAGAGCGCGGCCCGCGTCCGCGCGACCCTGGCGGACATGTACGCGGAACCCGACGCCTCCGCGGCGACGATCGCGGCGCTCGAACGGCTGCACAAGGAGCTCCTGGTGCAGCTCGGGCTAACCCCCGCGGCGCGCAGGGCCGTCCACCGCCTGGAGGCCCCGCCCGACGCTGATGGCGATCGGCTCCGCGGATTGCTTGGGTGAACACCGAGCCCCGCCAGCCCCCGCGGAAGCGAGCGGCGAAACCGCGGCGCGAAGCGGATCGAGACTACAGCGAGATCGCGGCACAGTGGGAGGAAGACGTCCTCTCGGGTCGCGTCCCCATGGGCGCACTCGTCGTCAAGGCCATCGAGCGCCAGCGAGCCGAGGTCGCCGAACCGCCGGAGGGCTATGCGTGGGAGGCCATCGAGGCGGACAAGGCGTGCGCCCTCGCGGAGGAGCTCGCTTTTCCCAAGGGGCCGAAGCGGGGGCAACGGTTCCTTCTCGAGCCATGGGAGGTCTGGTTCCTCCGCTGCATTTTCGGGTGGGAGGATGCGGTTACGCACCTGCCGCGATTTCACAAGATCACGGCGTTCATCCCGAAGGGCAACGGGAAGGCGCTGGCCCTCGACACGCCGATCCCCACGCCCTCGGGATGGACGGCCATGGGCGACATCCGGGCCGGGGACCGCGTGTTCGATGAGCGAGGCGAGCCGTGCATCGTCGTCGGCGCGACCGACGTGATGCGCGGGCGGCCCTGCTTCGAGGTGGAATTCGCAGGCGGCGAGCGCATCGTCGCGGACGCCGAGCACCAATGGGAGACGCTGGCGCGAGTGAACCGGCCGGGAAGCAGGGACCGGAAGAAGGTCCCCTCCGTGCGCATTCGGACGACGCGCGAGATCGCGGACACGCTGGCGTTCGGGTCGCACGGAATTCGCAACCACACGGTCCGCGTTGCTGGCGCGCTGAACCTGCCGGACGCGGAGTTGCCGATCCCGCCCTACGTGCTCGGCGCGTGGCTCGGGGACGGGGACAGCGACTGCGCGCGCCTCACCTACGCCCTCTCGGACTCCGAGATCCTGGGGCACATTCAGGCCGAGGGCGTAACGACCGACGGGCGCAGGAAGCATTCCGACTCCACGGGTCGGTCCTTGCTAGGGTCGAACGGTCGGGGTCAGCCGGGGTCGCTGCAATCGAAGCTGCGCGTGATCGGACTGCTCGGGAACAAACACGTCCCGGCGCCGTACCTGCGGGCCTCTGCTGGCCAGCGCTTCGCGCTGCTGCGGGGGCTAATGGACACGGACGGCTGCGTGAGCGCCGGGCAGGGCCAGTGCGAATTCACGTCCACGAACGAGGGGCTGGCCCGCGGGGTGCTCGAGATCGCAGGGAGCCTCGGACTACGGCCGACGATCGCCGAGTCGCGCGCGGCGCTCTACGGTCGCGACTGCGGGCCGAAGTGGCGCGTGATGTTCCACGCCTACGATGACACGCCGGTGTTTCGGCTTGAACGTAAGAAGGCGCGGCTGCGGAAGCGGCCGATCTCGCGGAGCCTCCAGTCGCGTCGCGCGATAGTGGCGGTTCGGCCGATCGACTCCGTGCCGGTCCGCTGCATCGAGGTCGATTCGCCCTCGCATCTCTACCTCGCGGGCCGCTCGTTCATACCGACGCACAACAGCCCACTCGCCGCCGCGATCGGCTGCATCGTCATCGCGCGCGGTCGGGACATCGGTGCGAAGGTGTACTCGGCCGCAGTCACCGAGAAGCAAGCGAACAATGTCTTTCAGCCCGCGCAGGAGATGCTGCGTCTTTCGCCGAAGGTGATGGAGGCCGCGGGCCTCGTTGTCGGTGAGCACGCGATCAAGGGCGTCGGCGATGCTCGCACCTTCGAGCGCGTCTCAGCCGAGAAGCGCAGCGCCGATGGGACGGTCGGGGACTGCTACATTGTGGACGAGGTCCATCAGCACCCGACGCGGGCGCTCTATGACGTCCTGGCCAACAACGCCTCCAAGGTGGATGGGTCGCGGATCGTTGTTATCTCGACGGCGGGTACGGACCCGTCACCAACGTCTATCGGCTGGTTGCTGTACGGTGAAGCCCGGGAACTTCTGCTTGGCAAGACGCATGCACCGGCGCACTTCGCCGTCATCTTCGAGGCTGATCGCGATCGCGATCCATGGGAAGAAGCGACCTGGCGGCAGGCGAATCCGAATTTCGGGATCTCCATCTCGGCGCGCAACTTCCGCACGACAGCAGAGGCGGCGCGGATCGATCCCACGGCGCAGCCGCATTTCTTTGCGACCCGCCTCGGCTGGTGGTCGCGCGGTGCGAACAAATGGATGGACCCAGCGCGCTGGGACGCGGCAGCAAGGAGCCCGACAGAGGACGACTTTACGGGCCGGGCCATCTACCTCGGGATCGACTACGCACCCAAGCTCGACCTATCCGCGATCGTGCAGGTCGCCGTGACTGTCGGCGATGACGGGCTCAGGCGGTACGTGGTCCGGTCTCACGGCTACATCCCGGAGGGATCGCCCACTGTCCACAACCTGACCGTGGACGGGGAACCCATCTTGCGGCAATGGGCCGCCGACGGCTGGATGACGCTTACGCCGGGGGACGTTCTCGATGCGAGCTATCTGCGGCCCCAGATCATGGCCATCCACCAGCGACACCCCGGGGCAGAGGTGTGTTTGGACCCATTCGGCTGCATTGAGTTGATGGCGTCCCTCCCGGCGGAGGGCATAACACCAATCGAGATCACGCAGACGTGGAAGCACCATTCCCCAGCCATGACTGAGGTTCAGGTCGCGCTTTCACAGGGCCGGCTTGTCCATGACGGCAGTCCCGTGATGTCGCTGTGCATGTCCAACGTTGTTGCCCGGACCGACCGCAACGGGAATGCCACCCCCGACCGCGACAACGAGACCAAGAAGATCGACCTTGCGGTGGGACTTCTAAACGCCATGTATCGCGCCATGACGGCCGAGGTCAACGCGTGGGCCAGCGTCACCGAGATCGCCTGGGTCTAAGCACTTGACGCCGGGCGCGGTCCTTGTGATGCGATCGTGTGAGCCGGCGCAAGCGCCCCGCGGCCAAGCGGACTCGTTCCCCACGTCGCCCCCGTAACGCTGGAACGATCCAGGTCGTCAATCCGTACGCTTCGCTGGCCCCGCCCTGGCTCGTCGCCATGGAAGCGGGGATGTACCTCACCACCGACGAGGCGTTGAAGGTCTCGGCGGTGTGGTGCGCGATGGATACGATCGTGCGTGCCATCGCGCCGTGTCCCTGGCTCGTCTATGACGTCGATGGGGCTCAGGATAAGCGCACGCTTCGGCGCACCGATCCGCTGGCGTACCTCCTCAACACCCGCGCGAACCCGTGGACGACGGCGATCGCCTTCCGCGAGGGGCTCCTCTGGTCGGCGCTCGGCTACGGCAACGGCTATGCGGAGATCCAGTTTGATCGCGCGGATCGCGTAGCGGCGCTGTGGAATCTCGACCCGCAGCGCGTCAGCCCGGAGATCCATCCGCAGACAGGGGAGCTGGCCTACAAGATCCACCAGATCGCGGGCGGAACGGTCTGGGCGGAGCCCTGGCGCATCTATCATCTACGCGGCCCGTCGCTGTCCGGCTACGTTGGCGACAACGTCCTAGCCCGCGCCTCTCGTTCCATTGGCGCGGCGGCAGCGGCCCAGCAGTTCGCGGCGGCCTACTTCGGCAACGGCACGATCATGTCGGGGTACTGGACGCAAGAGAAGATGCTCCCTCCGGCAGTCAAGGAGGCCTTCGAAAGGGACTGGAAGGACAAGCACAGTTCGCCCGCAAACGCCTTCAGGTCCCCGGTCCTTCCACCCGGCATGAAGTGGACGCCCGTGGGAGTCGAGCCGGAGAAGGCGCAGCTAATCGAGACGCGCCAGTTCTCGATCCCGGATATTGCCCGGTGGTTCGGTGTTCCGCTTCACAAGCTCATGGATCCCGGGGGCTCAAAGGGCGGGTCCGGCGGCTCAGCCAACATTGAGCAGATCGGTGTCTCCTTCATCAACGACGCCCTCCACCCCTGGGCCGAGCGTTGCGAGCAGGAAGCAGACTGGAAGCTACTGCCCCCACGCCCTGCAACGCGTGAGACCAAGATCGACCTCTCGCGGCACAAGGAAGGGGACGCCAAGACCCAGGCCGACGCCCTCACAATCTACAAGAAGGCGGGCGTTCTCTCGCAGAACGAGATCCGCGAGATCAAGGGCTGGAACACGGTGGGCCCCGAGGGCGATGTCTACCTCGTCGAGTCCACGATGCAGACAGTGGAACGCGCGATCGAGGGTTCGCTGGAACCGCCTCCGCGTGCATTGCCGCCGCCGCGCGAACCTCGAGAGGACAACGAAGAGGATGCGCCCGAGCGCAAGGCGACGAACGCCGCCCCGGTCACGGCGCGCGACGTCATCGTAGCGACACTCTCGGATGCCTTCGCTCGTCACGAGCGCCGCATAGCGAACCACCGGGCAAAGCATCGCGGCGTGGTCACCGACGACGACCGGGCTTCGCTTCGCGCCCGGCTCACCGAGGATTGCGCGTCGGTGCTGGCACTTGCAAAACGGGCCGGGGTTGGAGATGCGGGGAGTATGGAGCTCGGGCCCTTCTCTGACGCAATCGAGGCAGGCGAGCCGCCAGACAAGGCGGCGGAACGCTTCATCGGACACGCGAGGGACGTGGCATGAGCATCGGGACGATCACGAGTCTACACAAGGAGCGCGGCGCCTACTCGATCGTGGGCAAGACAGGGACGATGGCGGCCGCCCTCGCCGCTGCGGCGCCGATCTTCTCGTTCCGCTGGGCAACCGCGACCGTTGGCGCGCTGGCGCTGATCGAC